GACTGGCCTCCAACAGATCGATATTGTCTCATGTTGATCGATGCCTTCAACCTTCCGGTCTTTACACCGACTTGATTTTTTGCCGCAACTAGTATGCGCGTGCCGCGCTCAAATAGATAACGTCCTACTTCTCCACGAGGAGAGTTTAGAAGGTTGTCAAGTGGACCTCGTCTAAATATAACAAGTGGTTTTCCAAAACTGATCCTAGCTGGAGACGGAAATACTCTTGCCGCGCCGCGCCCAGTAGGTACCCTGCCTGCTCTTCTGATATTACGTGCAAGACGTTGTCCTAAAAATATAAACGGGCTGTCTCTTACTATACCAAATAACGGCATTATGGAACCACCATCGTCAGCTGCATGGCCGTAGTTTGAAACCCACCGTCAAAACCGCTTGAGTCAGCGGTGGCAATTACGCCTAGGCCAAACTCTCCTGGCTCCCACTGGTCTAACTTGTTTATCAACTCCATGAACATCCACGCGTCAACGACCGCGATGCGGGACGCCTCCTCGATCTTGTCTCCGGTAGGAGCCTTTCCGTTAACTCCAACTACTGGAATCTCACGAGATATAGATATGGTAAGCACAGCGCTACGAGGTGACTGGCAACGTTGAGGCTCACTTGCCTGGTTACCAGGAAGTCCTAGATATGTCTGAATAAAGGACACTGCTAACTGCTCGCAGTCGATCGCCGGTTCACCGACAGTCCAAAATCTTCTTGTTGGAAGAGGAACGTCATACTCCTCAAACACCTCTATTGTCTTCTCAAGAACTCCGTCCATCAGGTTCTTTAGGTTAAGTGCTTCTGCGCTTACGCCGCTTATGTCTACTATTGCCATGTTCGTCCTTTAGGTCTCTAGGTTAATTTCCGATGGTGTACGTAGGTACTGGGTCAGACGCTAGTCTAAGTTTTAAGTTACCTGACGCGATGTAAACAGTCTCCGTGGTTCCTCCTGTTGGCCTTGTTGCGTACAGGTCCCAGGTACCAGGGTCAAGGAAGCCAACGTAGTTATACGCGTCGTCGTATGAGACTGTCAACGTTAGCGTGTCGTGTGACTCGTTCGTAACTGTCGCAGTTCCGGTGTCCGCGCCGTAGGCAACGTCAGCAACTCTCTCATCCTCGTCTCGGCCATATATAAACGTCGTGGTAGATGGAACCTCGGTTATATAGCGAGATCCGTTGAAGGTTGCGTTTACTCCGGCGATGGTAACAAGGTCACCTACGACAAATCCGTGGTCGGTGCTTGTCGTTATTGTGGCAAAGTTATCTATAAGCTGCTTATGGGTGATGTTCTTTGTTATGTCGTTTGTTATCGAGTTTATTGATACCGAGTCAGATTCAAGCTCAAGTGAACTTGTTGAGGTGTAGTTATTTATCTTTAGGTACGGAACCCAGGTAGGATCACTTACCAGGAATCCGGCGTTTATAAAGTCAATGTTTACGTCTAGCGTTCCACCCTCAGTTCCGGTGACAAACATGTCAAGGTTTGTTGCAGGTAGTACGTAAGGTTTTGATACCATGCGTCTTGCGCGTGGAACGTCAACTGAGAACACGCGTGCCTTCGCGCGTGCCTTGTCTGGATTTGCTGACTTTAAGAACAGGTCAACGACGTATAGACCCGTGCGCATGTCATCGATGAAGTCCTGGTTGTCAAGAACTGTATATGACACGCCTTGTCTTGAGATCGATGTTACTCTTGCTGGAAGATCACAGTCGTCACCGTTCCACAACTTAACAAACTCTGTGGCAAGAACTCTTGCCGCGGCTCGTCCAAGCTCTGGAGCAGGAGATCCATATGAGTACGTAACCTCGATGTTACAGGGTGTCCACGGAACTCCGGACCTTGCCTGTAACGTTGAGTGATCAACTAGGTAGTAACGGCTAGGACTAACTATCTGTCCTGTTCTATCTCGCACAGAGTGAATCTTTTGAACAGGGCGTCCACGTAACCTAAGTCTTGATGACGGTGACATTCCATCGGTCGTCATCTCCGCGTAGTCGTCGAACTCATCGAAAGGAATGTTGTACACCTGACCTTGCACAAGCTCGGCGGTGTAGTTTTTAGACGACTGTCCTAGGCGATACGCTCTAGAGGAGCAGATGTACTTCTCGGTTACAGTTACTACTCCGCTATATTTTCTACCGGATAGTGCCCAAAGAAGTTGTGAGGCAGTCTTTACCGCCTCATAGGCGTATTCGTTGTCGGCGTAGGTATCAAGTTCCTCTACACCTACCCAAAGATTTGCCACTTATCTTTCCTCGTCTACTCGTCGTTGGTCTATCATAATACTAATAAAGGAGCGGCATGCCTGTGTATATATGTTACACATCGGCATGCCGCACACCTATATCTAATTAGGAGGCTGGGTCCTCGGTTGAGGCAATGATGTAGTCAATAGCATTGTCCTCGTTGAAGTTCTCATTTCCAGGTACGTTGTACGCTGTTGTTGAGCCTTGAGACGCGAAGTCTGTGACCTGACGGCTGTTTGGAGCTACGACCGCTGTGCCGCTGTCTGCAGTTGAGGCAATTGTTCCAGAGGTTGCGGTTGTGTATGTGAGCGTGGTCGTTGTAGGAACTGCGGTAATCGTGTATGTACCGTTTAACGCGGAGTTTGTTAGACCTGCCACGACGACTGAGTCACCTGCCTCAAAGGTATGAGCAGTTGAGGTTGTGATAGTAGCCGTTGTTGAGGTTCTAGCCACGTTGCTGACTGTCTTTGAGATCTCGCCGTGCCATCTGTAGAATCCCTTGCGTCCGGTTGGAGCCCAGTCTGCACGAGCGTATGAATATGGACGCTCTGTTGCTGTTGGGAACTCCCAGCGCTCATCTAGTCCTGAAGAGAACGCCGTGTTTCCAAGGCCGTAGCCTTCAAATGTATTTGCAAGCAGTCCGTTTTCAATTACGCGATCTCCTGAAAGACGTAGCTTGGCGTATGGGAATACCCAGTGGAAGTAAGGAAGTGATGCTGCCTTCTTTCCATCGATGATCGCGTGAGACCAGCACTCGATCGCGACGCCGTAACCTGCTGGATCGTCTCCAGTTGAAGGAGAAGACCAACCGATTGACTTGCGGTCAGGCTCTGCGTATGTGCCAAGGTTCTTGCGAAGCAAGAGACCACCGGACAAAAGTTGTGTTAGTTCAGGATCTGGCTCACAGATCGCCAGTTCCATCGTGATACGCTTTAGCGTATCTGGTGCCTTGTAGGTTACGCAGACTGTTCCGTCGGCGCCCTTCTCCGTGATCTCATCGCCTTCTTCATACTCTGGTGTGAATGAAAGGCGCATGAAGCCTGATGTTGTGTAGCTGTCGCCGGCTTCGTTCAGGAGATTACCAGACGCGTCAAGACGAGTTGCTCGAATCGACACACCCTGAATACTCGCGGCGTATTCTTGTGTTGCCATTGTTTATTTTCTCCTTCTTAGAGGGCGGCTTTACTAGAGCTTATTCTATGCCGTCAGATCAACTCTGACTGCTAGGTGAATAGAGGTGTCAAAGTAAACGGCGGCCGGGCGTATAGCCTTTAGACGCACGTCGTTTTGATTACCTGAGACGGCATAACCCTGTGCTATGCTGTCATTTACGACATCCGGCTTGCCAAGGTATACCTTGACCTGTCCGGTGGCGTACATCCATTTGTTTGAAGCTGTTGGCGTCTCTGTGTCACCTGCGGCGTCGGTTGGGCCCGCGCCGGAGTAACCTGAGCCAACGATAACCGGAGTACCTGTAATTGTTTGCAGGTACTCTGTGTTTTTATCGTGGAAGAGTAATTGACTATCACTTGCCAGCAGTGCGGCAACGTCACGGGTCATGTGAATCACACCTTGTTCTCCAGCTGGAGACGCTGATCCAATAGAATACTCAAGCAAGGCAAGTGCCTTCTTTGCGGCAAGCGCTGTTCCTGAGTTTAATATTGTTGCCGCAGGATCAACTAGTGCCTTGTTGTTGTGACTCTCCCCGATGCGGATCGCACCGTCCCAAAGTTCTGCTTCAATAGCCTTCTGAGTTGTACCCTCAAGTTGGCGTGTGATGCGTGCGATGCGGTCAATAGAGTTAAAACTAAACGTAGATAGAATCTCATCTACCTCAATAAAAAATGGGTCAATTTCGTCATAGTAGATAGGTGTCACTGTTGCGATAGAGTCACTGGTTGTATCAGTTGCGTCGTAGTTAGTTACAGCCTCTGGAGTAGTTTCCCACTCTTGCGCAAAACCACGTACCCACTTATCCTCATCAATATTATTTTCTGGCTTAACTACAGCTAAAAGACCAAAAGCTGAAGGCACGATCTTTGGAGCTTCAAATGTTCCATTGAAAGCCATGTTCTCTGTTCCTAACTTAATCTCGTCTTATTTGTTGTATCCAGGGAGCCCGTTTCCAGGCTCCCCTTCAACAAATTGGTTATCGGCTTAGTATTCGATAGCCGCTGCAGTTACGCCACCAAGTGTATCACGGAGAGCAGCTGCTGCACCGTTTACGTTGATGGTTGATGTAACCTTAAGTGACTCAACGCCAACCTTGGCAACACCTTCGAAGGTCTCAACGAACATCTTGTAGTCGTTGGTTCCAACTAGTGTGGAGTCGCGGATAACTCCGAGATCCAGTGTGCCACCGTCTAGGAACAAGAATGTTCCCTCGGCGAACAAGTACCATACGAACGTATCGGTAAACTCGTTCATTGCGCTTGCACCTTGTGATGTAGTCATTGCTGAACCATCAATTGTGTAGCAAGTGTTGATGCCGCGAGCTGCGATATATCCATCGATCTCGCCGTATGCGTTAAGGGTGTTGTCACCAGGAGCTGCAAGTGCGAAGTCGGCTGCCATTGCGTCCTTAACCCATGCAGGGATAATTGCGCGTAGTGGGAAGTCCGCTGGAAGGCGGTGACGTCCACGGTATTGAGCAGCTGCGCGACCAAGTTGTACTAGGAAGTCACGGCCCATACCGATTAAGGATGTGCTTGTAACTGCTGTTGACAATGTGGTCAAGCGGCTTAGGATCTGTGTCTCAGCCTCACGTGCGTGTTGAATAAGACCTAACTCGTTGTGACGAGCGATCAACTCAGGATATGCACGTGTCATTAGGTTACCAAATTGCAATTGCAATGTAACTGCGTCGGTAGCAACTGTGTTTTCTGTTGCTGCTGATACTGTTAGGCTTGCCTTTGTTGCAGTATCTGGTGCTGTATCAACTACGTTTGTCCAGACGCCGACTGCGTTGTCGTAGTCAGATAGTACTGGAGGCGTAATGAAGCGAATACCGCCACGATCTGCTTGGAAACGAGGTAGACAGTCGCGTACTGGACGCTCTGTAGTTCCGATTCCGAAGATGTCGTACTTAACGGTAAATGGAGCAGAGTGTCCACCGGAAGCTACGATTGCCTCAGGTGAAGATACTGCTTGGATCTTATCCCAGTTGGCTTCTGCATCCTGTGTAAGGGTGCGATCCTCTGGGTATTGTGTGGTGATAGATGCAACGATGTGTTGTTCTCCATCTCCACCGTTTACACGGCGTAGACCATGTAGACGCTTAGCCATTGCCTCGGCAACGGCCTTCATGTCTGCTAATTCACTGCCTGCTGTATAACCAGGAATATCAGCGCCAGCCGTAATTGCTACGGGAGCCGCTGATGATTGGGTTAGTGGGCGGCGATCAGCTGGAGCTTCAATAACTTCTACTGAAGCTGCCGGTTCGTTATTTGCGGCGGCGGTCACTGGTGCCTCCTGATCTTCCTGCACGATTTGTGCTTCGTTTGTTTCTGTGCTTGCTACAACTGCCTCTGCCTCAGCTACAACCTCGGCGGCTGCAACCTCATCAGAAGTTGTTGTTTCTACGGAGGCAGCCACTGCCTCTGTAGTTGGTTCTACCGCAGCAGCTACTGCCTCGGTAGTTTCAACAGTTACCGCAGGAGCCTCATCGGCTACTACTGTCTCTGCTGGTGTTTGTACTTCCTCAACTGCAAGTTCAGCAGCTGGAGTTTCCTCCGCTGCGGCCTCTGTAGTTGGCTCAGTTACTTGTGCTGTTTCTGTTGTTTCAGTTGAAAGTTCAGATACTTCTTCCACAGCAGTTGATGCTTCAGCCATTGGTTTTTCCTCTTCCTTTTCTTCAGCGGCGGGAGCTTCTGCAGCAGGCTCTTCAGCCGGCTTTATTTCTTCCTCCGCAGGGGTTTCGGTTTCGCCTTCAGGCGTTTCACCTTCTGCTTCACCCTTAACACGCATAGCGGCCTCGGCTGCGCGTGCTGCTAGCTCTTGAGCTAAAGCTTCACGACGGCTTACTTCACTACGGACGGTGTCAAGCATGTCAGCAAGAGATGTCATCGCATCTACTGTCTGAGGAGTAGGATCTTCCTTCTCAACCGTTTCAAATTCGCTGACGATGTCAGACTGTAGTTGCGCGACGTCTTCATCGCTTAACTCAGCCAGCATGTCGAGCTGTTGTTTTATACGGTCCACTGTCCCTCCTCCGGGCCAGTCATGATGAACGAGGTTGTTCATTCGCTAATCAGTCCAAGGCCGAGGGACTCCAGACGCATCTGTGCGCGGGAGGCACTCCACCTGAATTGAATAATATATTACTTTCTAAGTTAGGAGTCGAAGAAGTTTGCTCATCTCGGATGAGATCTCTGCCTGGGAGTAGTAGTCTCCACCGGACATAAATGACTTGAGGTCTACAGTTGCCTCGTCCGCATCCTTCTTTCCTATCTTGTTTTCTACCCTTGAGATCATGTCATCGATCAGACCCTTTAGGGCCGGAGGAAGGTCGCTGTACCGAACCTTCTCCGTGTCGCTTCCAAACGGCAGGGGCAGGTTGGCAATTACCTTGCCTAGAGCCCTTGCCGAGGAACGAACGTTTTCTAACGACTTGGAGTCGAGAGCTCCTGTATCAATTCGGTCAACAATCGAGATAAGGTCCCCTGCTGAGCGAGCAGCGTCCAGATAGTTTCCAGCATCATCTAGGTTTTCAACCTCCTCTATCTTCTTTATTGCCTCGTCTGACCCAGAGTCTCCAAGGTCGGTCTTTAGGCGGGCTAGTACCTGGCGGAACTTACCCTTTGCGTCTCGCGGTTGAGTCTCAGGGGTGTATTTACCCTGGTCTTGTACCTCAACCGCTAATGCTTTTCCCAGTTCTTCACCTGTATTTTCAATCTTTGATGAAAACTCGGCTAGTCTTGTGCGAATATCTGTTAGGTCCTCGTCGATGAGCGAGGCGGACGCCTTCCTCCACTTATCTGGAATTAGGTCAGCTCTGCCAAGTCCGCGGGCACGCTTCATGATGTGACGGCGAACCGCCGCGCGCTTGCCTGGCTTTGATCGTCCGTAGGCTTGGATCGAGTCCTTCAAAGAATCAATGTTTGTGATCGGATATGACCCATCAGGTAGGGCATAACCCTTCTTTGCAAGTGCCTCACGTTTTTGACGAGATATGTATCCAAACTCGTCGTCATACTTTGGCTCGCCGTGGATACGGGCATACGCCGCATCGGCGGAGGCTGAAAGCTGGGCTGCCTTTTCCTCGCGAACTACGTTAAACTTCTCTCTTGCGGCCTCGGCCTTAGTCGAAAGTTCAGCATTTTCCAACTGCTCCAATTTTTGTACGCGAGCAGACAGTTCTGCGATAGGATCTGATTTCATGCGGGCAAGTACACCTGCACCTGCGGCAACAAGTGCCATGACCGCTCCTGATGCAACGCGGGCGCGTGCGATTGGGAACCCAGGTACGTTTACCTGGCAGACGGCTACAAGTTCAAGGTGACCCTTGACCGGACGCCAGTCTCCTGAAGGTGCTGACGCACGAAGTGCTCGGATCTGCTCTGGTGTTGTTCCTGGGCGAAGTGCACCGGCGACCCAGATGCCAAAGGCATCCTCTCCTGCGTGGACGTCGGCGATCGCTGACGCCGTGTCATCATAGTGACGTACGGCCTCGGCGGCGCTTGCCTCGAGCGAGGCGTGTCCTCCTGCTAATGTTAGTTGACCGACCGGAACGTCCTTTCCGCCGTCGGTGCGTACGACTCCCGTGTGGAAGTATGCGTACTTGCTTCTGCTGCGTGGTGGCTTGGTTCCAAAGCTCATTCCGATGTGATCAACGTGCCATGCGGCGATGTGACCAAACACACGACCTTCGTCGTCAACGGTTAGGGGCGTTGCCTTGTTTAACTTTGGATCTTCAAACCAAGAGCTTGGTGGAACGACCGGGATAGATCCTGCGACAATTCCGCAGGCAACCAGGGCCGATGCCTCACTCTCATCCATTTCATCGACATATGTTCCGTCTGGAATCATAGTGTCCTCCTGTTTCTCGTCCTCGACGAGGTAGATTTGGCACTCCTGGAATGCCGGTTTAGGCACTAGAGTTACCGCCATCACTCGTGCATGGGTAATCACGAGCTTGTCGGTACCAATCTTACCATCTTCTTGCTTACTGTCAGTTAGATCAAGTTCTTGGCTTGCCTCGAACTGATCTAGGTCCGCGGATACTCCACGGATAAATCCATTGCGGACAAGACGCTCAGCCTCCTGGCCGTACTCGCCCTGGTCAAACACACCGGTCGCGTTTCCGATGCCGTTGCCCATGTCACTTTCAATTCTCTCCATATAGTCTATGCGGCCAACAACAACTGATCCGTTATGACCCTCAGCCGTCTTGATCTGCCACAGAAGAGGAAGTGGGAGCTCTCTAATCTCAATCGCGCCCTTCTTAAACTTACGCCCGTCTCCTGACTCGATCTCCTCAGGTATAACAAGTGGAATGCTAAACTTTGATCCGTCAGCGTACTCGATCTCGGCTCCGGCAGTTAGAACACGGTTACGTGCCTCGTTTGCTCGAGCAACAAGAGATGTAGTCTCAACTATCTGCTCCGAGGTAAGAATGTCGTCGATTGCCGATAGGGCACCTCGCTTCATTCCTGGGTTACGTCGGTCTCCAGGCCACATACCTGTCATCTCCTTGTGACGTAGCGAGCAGTACCCCTTCGCTCTTGGACCCATATATTTCTTTAGGTTGCGGTAGCAGCGTGTCCAGTCACCAGGTGTGTTCCAGCGGATCTTTACAAGTCCACCTTTTCCGATCGTCCAGTAGCGACGCAGTCTTTCAGCGTTTCCGCGGTTGCGGTCTAGTCCACCGGCAGCTTGAACTGGTTGCTGTTTTACAACTCCGTCTGGAATCAAGGCAAACCTGCAGTACCCTAGTGGCTCAACAGGTTGCTCGATGATCTTGCAGACGTCACCTCCTGCGTACAACATGCAGTTTGCACACGTGACGCCGATCTCCTTGTTCTCGTTCTCATCGGCAGACTCATATCCTGCCCAGACACCGGAGTCGTCCTCGTTAAACTTTCCATACTTCTGTGTAATCTCAATTAGTGCGTCGGCAAGCTCCTGCTCCTCAGCAACGATAACTCCAGCCGCGGTTAATGTCTCCTCACTAGGAGAGGCTAGGAACATCACGTTTCCACCCTTGCCCCAAAGAACCGTGATAAACTTCTCGTCTGGCATCGCGCTCGCTGAAACCGAGGTAACTCCGTCTATCTGCTCGATCACGGACTTCAATGCCGCCGCGTCAAGCGGAACGACAGGAGGAGGAGTGGCGGAGTTCATGTCAACAAGAACTGCCTCGTTGCGTACCCACTGCTTGTTCTCTCGGGTATATGTCATCGAGTTGGTCGAGTCGGTCGCCGCAAGGACAAGTGACACTAGGTCGATCACCGCACTTGGGTCATCCTCGGAGACGATGGCAAAGAACAGAGGTTGTACGTCCGATGTCTCAGGAGTAATAACCTTGTCCTCAGGTGAAGCGGACGCTACCCTAGGAACCGCAGGTTGGTAGTAAAGCTTGTTTGGGTAGTAGACCTTTCCGTCCGCGCCCTTTACCTTCTTGTTTAAGAATGCCTCGAGCAGCGGGTGCTTATAAGGATCGGTTATCATCCTTACGCCGGTTAGGTCCTCAAGCTCCTTGATGAAGGCTGGCTTCTCATATTGCTCAGTTTGACCTGGACCTGTGATGATGCTGCTGCCAGGTTTTGCAGTAGACTGTCCTGACGTAAACGCATCACGTTGTCCCTTGACCCAGGCAGGCCAGTCACCCTGCATCTTTGCGATGTCCTCCTGGTTCATGCGAGGAAGAGTTCCAGGTATCTGTGCGTATGGGCGGTCGATCGGCGTGCGAGGTTGTCCAAGAATTCCTGTGGTGTCAAGACCAAGTATCTCAGGAAGAGGAGCTGATTGAACTCCAGGAGATACGTTACCCTCAGGCTCTGTGAGGTTTGCCGGTATCTCTACGGTCTTACCTGTTGAGTCTAGTTTAATTATTACGCTTGACTTCTGTGGATTTATCGCAACGATGTTTCCGCGCTTTGTTGTATCACCTGATACGACCACGCGCCCACCTTGCTTTGCAAACTTACCTGTCTTGTCGCGTACCTGTTTTTGAGCCTTCTGTGATCTTTCCTCGGGAGTGTAGACTCCGTCTCCCTTTTCAGCCGGAGCTCCTACGGCAACCATTGTTCTGTCAAGAAATTCTAGGTCTAGCTCCTCGGCCGCGCGAAGAACTAACTCCGCCTCCTCGTAGTTTATATCAAATAATGATACAGGTTCCTCTGGGTTTTCCTGGAAGCACGCTGATAGGAACAGTGCAGACTCTGGGTCGATCTCAACGTGACTAAACTCTACGTTACCTTCAAGCTCGTCTAGCACTAGGTCATAGCTTACGATGTCTGGATCAACCTCTGCAAGTGTGTGCCAGTGTCCTGCGTCCCACACGGCCAGTGATAGATCCTCGTCTATCTTGTATAGACGGTCTATACCTGATCCGTCCATGCGCATGCGGGCGACGAACTCGACGTTGCCTGAGCTGAACGCATCGACGTCGGCGTCATAGATTACCTCTTCAATAAAGTTAAACTCGTCGTCCTCGTAACCAGGAAGCGCATATCCGTCGGCTCTTAGAGCTTTCTTGTTTTCTCGCTCGACGATCTGTTGTGCCCAGCGCCACGCGGCGTCGCCACCCCAGAGAGCCCACGCGATACGGCCGCGAGATGGGAAACCGTCCTCGCCTGGCTCGTACCCCTTCGCCTTCTTATCGATCTCATGACGAGGAAAATACTTCGCAATATGCCGTACCTTTTCGATGCCAATCTGTCCACCCTTCACTAACGTTCTAGCGGTGTTAACTCCAACCGGTGTTCCTCCGCGCTTGTGCTCCTTGCGCCACTCCAGTGCCTTCCTTGCCTCGGCCTGTGCGGCCTTTGGAATCGTGTAGAGACGGGAGCCTGCGGCAACTACAGCTATGTCGAGAGTAGTTAATGCGGCCTCTGCTAGCTCGTACACAGATGAGCCTTCGTCAATGTCAGAAGGCTCCCATGAGGCTGATGCAGTTAGTGCAGATACCAAACCAGACTCAACTACGATGTTCTCGTCAACGTCAACTACTACACCGTTATTTTCGTCTGTAAATAAGACGTGAGACCCACTTTTTCCTACCTGGTTCATTCCTGCTCTTTCTCTTTTCCTGTCTCGTCGGTTACGGGCCCACCAGCTATCCACGCGTCACAAGTACGCGCGGCAGCACACTTAAAATCAAGCGCTTCGCAATATCCTAAATCGCCCGCGGCAACCACGTCATAGGAATCTGCGACGTTTTTGTCACCCTCCTGTAGTCCTGTTGCTATGCAGTTAAGCATCTTTGAGGTCTTGACAAACGCCGCGCAGTTTCCACACCGACTGGTCTTAGCTTCCTCGACGGTCGTGTTCCAGCGATCAGCCTTGGCTTGCCAGAACTCGTCGTTTGGCTCCTCTGGGTTTAACGGACCATATCCGACGTTGTCGATCGCGTTTTGGCGATTTTTTATATTTAACACGATGTCCTGGGTCGCAGGAGGACAGGCGTCAGCGTCAACCGCCGCGGTCAACGCGATACTTGAGTCTCCGATGACGGTGTCATTTACTGTTCCCTTTGGAACTTCCTTTCCATCAAGAACTTCAAGTAGCCAGGCGTTTGGTCCCTGCGGGTCGATCTCTCCAACCGCCGCAAGTACTAACTCAAGCATTCCGTCCGCCGTGATCTTCTGCTCAGGATCATCACTTGAAAGTTGCTCGTAAAGTTCAGGGTAGTCGATGAATACCTGGTCAATATCTTCATTTGTTTTTACAAGAATGTCACTTATGTTTGAGTCAGTCAATGAGCGATCAAGTGACTTGTCAATTGAAAGCATCTCCTCGCTTGTGGCTATCTTCTCATTTTCTTCCTCACGGGGACTAGAAAACTTAAAGAATGTTAGTCCAAACTTTGCCAATGCTAAAAAGTCATCTGCCTTATAGGTACCAGTAGAACCTTCGGCCTTGTCCATAAGCATCTTTACGCGCCTCTTGGAGTCAAACATGACGTTGTCCTTTGAGAACACATACTTGAATCCCTTGTCGTTTGCGATGATTGAAAATATGTGGTCATTTGTGTTTATATCGTAAGCGCGAGCTACCTTTATCATTTTGTCCTATCCCCAGTACCCTGGCGTAAGTGCTGACTTCAACTCTCTGTTTAACTTTGTTCCACTTGTAATCAGATCCTTTAGCCTGTTCTTCAAGGCAGTGCTAAACGCGTCATACGTTCCCCACTTGTCGATGATCGCTGCAAGCTCACCGCCCTTAGGCTTAACTAACTCGTTGTCTACGTTATCAATTATCTTTTGAACCTCATTTGCATATATCGCATACGCGCGATCCTTTCCTGCAAGCCCCACAAGTCCAGGCATGTTGTTTTGATAGACGTTTCCAACGTCCTCTCTCCACTCCATTGCTAGGAAGCTGTAGATCTGATCCTCGGCAATGCTGTCATCAGTTGTGATGGCAGCAAGTGAGTTATCAACAGGAAACATAACCAACTTGTTGTCTGTTGTGTCGTAGGCAACCATCCAGTTTCCGTCATGACGATCCTTGTTGTCTCCTAACATGTCAAGTATAGACATGCGAATTATGTCCTCTGGGTTCTTTAGCTGCTTAATAAATTCCTTAGGTTCATCTCCGTAGTATCTTTCTCCATCTGGAGATGGAAGTCCGTATTTTAACATCCTAGATGCATTTACAGGCTCAATCGCAATAGGAAGGTTTGCTCCTGCACGCGACATGATTATAAGATCTTCATCTTGGTTTGATCCGCGCACCGCGTAGGTACCGTTCATTCCCATCGCGTTCATCAGGATTGACATCTCTAGCTCTCCGGTGATGCCACGAACGTTGTTCCAGTTTCTAGAGAGCTCCTCCTTCTTTACATAGAACACCTGACCACTGACAGTGTGGGTAACCTCCCAGATGCTGTTCATTCCACTTTCATCAACTGAAAGTTCTCTGTATGTATAACCTGCGTTCTCAATTTTAGCCGCATCATTTTCAAAATCATCAGCGGTAAACTCTGTAAGTGCCTCTCCAACCTGGAATGGATCTGAGTACGCATGGTCTGCTCGGTACTCTGCTGTCAAGGCGTTACGTAACTTAAACGTATCCTCAATCTTTACCTTACTGTTCTTGTTTATCATCTCTAGACTTATGTAGTTGCTTAACGCAGTTTTTGCGTCAGGTGACAACTTACCAAGTGGATCGTTATTTCTTATGACCGTTCGTATCTGGTCAATGTAGACTGATAACTTTGGGTTATCAGTCTGGAAGTCATTACTTGCTACGTAGGCAATTAATTCTGAGCTAACGTTGGGCTTGTTTTGTCCAGCCTGTATACGACGCTCGGCATTTTTAATTTGATTATAGTTTATCGCCTGCACTTGTTCTCTTGCTGAAGGCACAAGATGCTTGGTGCCGTTCCATGACGTTTCTGTCATGACTGACTTTCCTATCCAGTTTGTTGCTCCTGGATACCAGCCAACGAGTGCGAGTTCCATAGGCGTTGGAATCTTTGAAACGTCGTACTTTCCGCTGTTTATGTCATACGCGTCTGATATCTTCCTGTTTAGACGTCTTGCAACTTCCTTTTCATCTTCATTTCCTTTTCTTAAGATGGTATTTACGATACTTTTTGCGTTTGATCCATCACTTGATCCCCAGCCAAAGCCGTTTAATGCCCAGACAAACCCGCCTTGATACTCACGGCCACCGGCTGCAAATACCTTTACCTTCTCTATCCCGTTTGCGATGTACCAGTTTTCCATGTATCGGTTATACGCACTTGCAAATCCTTTTTTCTTGTTTTTTCCAGTTACCTTCATAAAACTGTTGGATACGGTAACTTCTTTTGTCTTAGTTCCGTCTAAGTTGTTTATTATCTTAAACAATATTTCACGACGAACAGTACCAACGTTAGCTCCACTTTGGTCTAGTATGTTAAATGATACCTCCATGTTAACACCCTTGCTACCTGACAAAATTTCTTCAGCAGTTCCCTGTCCATACCCTTGTGCCGAAAGTAGCTGTAAGGTGTAATACTCTGCGCCGAACGAAAGTCCGCTACGTGATCCGTATGCGTCAGCGGCCATTATGTTTAGGCGGTTCTGCGCTTCCTTAAGTTTTTCTCGATCACGGCTTTCGCGCGCGGCTGTAACTTCACGCAGAGCCTTTTCGAGCTCATCTAAGCTTACTCGGTCATTGGCCGCCTTGGCAATCTCCGCGTCACGCATTCCCCACTCAATAAACTTACTTTGCGGAACGTTCTTCTGTGTTAGATCCTTAATCTCGTCTGGAATCTTGCTGCCGACGTCATTAACACCGACTGTATCACCTGACCTTGCGATTCTAGGTGAGATCTCTGTTGGACGATCAAGTCTTTCTGTGACGTCGGTAGAAGGTGAAGGTTGAACTGATCTTAAGACATCTGAGACTGCCGCAGGTGCGGATCCGTCTGCGTTTGATACTGCCTTTACCTTAAATGCCGAGCGAACCGCGGTCTTTCCGTCGTCAAATAAAACACGAACATACTCAGGGTCATTTTGAATTGCTACTACTGTTCCTTGCCTTCCATCCTTTGTAGCAACTACTCGCATTCCGGCGGCAAGTATCTTTCCGTCAATGTCAATGGTTGTGTTTGCGGTTGTGTATCCTGGTTGACGAGGTCCTGGGTACTCAGGCGTAGGCTCGGAAGGTGTCTCATCATCTGGAGTCTCTGCCTGAGGCTGTACTTCCTCATCATTGACCATACTATTTGATTCATCACGCAACTTAAATAAAATGTCATTTGTGTTTATGCCTTGGTATTGAAGTGCGTCACGGATAGCCTCAACAGGAACCTCGGACGTAGAGTCATCATTAAATCTAACTAATGCTGCTCCACTTCCATCTGTAATGCCAGACTTCATCTGTTGTATAAGGTCTGAGCTACTTTTAACCATTATTGCTATGTACTTAGGATTATCAGTGTAGCCTAATTCGTCTGGTTCAAGTATAGTAGAGGTATAAGGTGATAGGTCCATGTTGTAGTAGTCTGGATTATCGAAATCAACTGGAATATTTTCAATTAAGTTACCAGGAAACTTCATATCCTCGTCATCTACATTGGTGTCTGCGTTTGTTATAGGTTTTTCTTCGTCTGGAGTTACATCGTCTATCTGTTTAATTTCATCAATGATGTCAACTATAAGCTTTTCTTCCTCAGGGGTAGGCACTCCGCCCTGAGCCTCAAGAAGCTTACGTAGATTGTTGCGATTTCCGTTGACGGCATCGTACGCGTTTGCAATTACACGGTTTGGATCTCCACCTGCTAACCACACCGCGTTGTACAGTGCCTCGGCTGGAACAAACTCGTCGCCTGCGTTAAACTCAAGAGAGCCTGCGCCGGATGCATTTACTCTCTCACCTCTAGGAACATTTATAGGTAGGTTATTCTCAAGTATGTCACCGACCTCCGATAGATCAGGAAGGTTTCCATCTCCGTCGTCGTTGATGTCAACTATGTCCTCAACTACGTTCTCATCTACGTCACCGATCAGTGACCTAGTAAACGCCCGAACAATTATGTCTAAGGGAAATCTAACCGCAATCCTGTTAGGCGCGTCGGTGAAGTCGGTTGACTCCTCATCTACACGTCCTTCAGGCTCATAACTTACCGCGCGTAGTCTAAATGCTCCGTCAGGAACGTCAAACCCAGAAAAAAGTTCTGGTGCTGATGTCTCCGCGGAGCTAGATACTTTTGGGAGTACTGTATCCTCATCAATCTTAGGCAACTCGTCAACAACAGTTGAGTCTATTGGATCAAGTCCGATCGTTGCGCGACCTTGGTTTATCTGGTCAATTATCTTAGGAGTATCCTCGGTTATCTGATCCCACGATGTAGCAGGTCTTGCGTTATCAAACCAGAATCCACCCGTACCGTAGTTGATGTTTCCATCGCGACCTACAACAGCAACGAGATACTCGTCGTTTCTTGTTGCTCCTGGAATATCCTTGTAGTACGTCTCGCTGATCTCGCTTGGATCTATCCTGGAGTACCAGCCGTCCGGCAGATCTCGTCCCTGCGAGTCCTTTCCTGACAACGCTCTCTCAAGTTGATCTTCAATTCTCTTGTTTGACTCCTCGTTTTGAGGAACCTGGTCCTTAAGCTGCTTTATCTCCTGTTGAATCTCTCGGTTCATTCTTGAGTAGCGAGGCTCAGGACGTTCTCCGTCACCAAGTGGAAGTTGACCGGACTCTACGTCCTCCTTGTACTTGTCGTACGCGTCCTCGTCAGCTTCCGCAACGTTCTGTGCGTCGGCCCAGGTCTTAGCGTCTCCAACCTTGTCGCCTGTGTTTCCCTCAGGGTCAAGGCGGTGAACTGAGTATCCATCGTCTGTTGGAATTACCTTGTAGTCATCATCTGACGTAAATGATCCGTCGTCGTTCTTCTTCCAACCTGAAGGTGTGTCAACCCTTGTGTTAAGCAGATCCTCGATGTTTGGAATTGACTCGTCAAACTGAGATGAAAGTTTATATCTTGATTTTTTGTCTGTGTCAACTCCCGCTCGCTCAAGCTCTGCCTCTGATAGTCTTGCCTTGAAGACCTCGGCGTTGCTGTTGCTTACGGAGTAGATACCGTCAGGGATGTTTTTATCTCCCTTAACCTCAACTAAACCTGCATTTGCCTCCTTCCTTGCCCAGTTTCCAGAGTATCCTGCGCTTGAATCACTGCCGACGTACGTTCCAGCGGCGGTTGCAGTATTTCCGTTTGATAGTCTAAACTTAAAGTTAATTCCACGTCCCATCTCAACCCAGCGGCCGTAGCGATCACGCCACTGCAACTTTACGCGAGCACGTCGCGCGGCTGATGAGTTTCCATCACCAAATGAAAACGCCGCAACAAGTGCAGGCATGTCGATCTTTAGGTACGCAGGAAGTGCTGATGCCTTCACCGCGCTAAGACGAATAAACGCGTGCTCGCGCTCGAGAGATCCTGGCAGCTGCGAGTACGCCGCCGCAACTAGGTGACGAACGTCATCTGAGATTCCTGGGTCGGCTGAGAGCCAGGCTGCATACCTTTGTAGATAGTCCTCGGTTGACAAAGATGCATTGTGATCTGACAGCGGGTGTCCTGCCGGTAGAAGGTCCGTGTGCTTTGCATATGAGTCATTTGCACGAAATGTATTTTGATTTAGCGAGATAAACTTGTTTACCTCACGTAAAACTCCAGCCTCACGTGACTCGTCTGACAAAGATGAAAGCTCCTTCATCGCACGGGCCATGATGATAAGTGCTGAGCGCGGTGTAACCTGTCTCTCCGGCAGTGCCACGTTGTTTGCAAACGTAACAAGTTGAAGTACCTTCTCGTTAATCGAGTCTGAGGTCTTAACGTCAATCTTTACCTCAGCGGCCTGCCTACCTTCAACTAGGCCGATCATGCGATCAATAGGTAGATCCAACTTTATTCTCCTGATGCCTGTCGACGTCTTCTTGGTAAAAGATCTGAGTCCTTGGAGTTGTATAGGTTTGTCGCTAGGTCATACGCGCGTTGAAACGGTACGTCGCCGTCGCGCACGCCGCGTAGCCACGCACCACGTAGCGCTGGGATCACCTCGTAGCCAAGTCCTGTGTACTCTGCCATCGAGTAGATCGCGTGCTCAGGAGAGCCGTATTCATCGGCGCTCTTAAGTGCAACCTCAAGAAGCTCGTGTTGAATAAGCGAGGCCTCACCGCGACTTGATCTAGGATGTGCCTTAGGCAAAAGATCGTTGTCCTGCTTGTAGTTTGGATTGGCGGGACGTCCTGACCTTAGAAGTTTTAGAAATGCGTTAACGCGAGCCATCGCCCACTGGTCACGGGTCTTACCTGGTCGGTGACTAGATGAGAACGCTCCTGATCCTCTGCGGTAGACAGCCTTCAGCATCGGAAGAGTTGCCTTGCGTCCTGGAGACGCATTCTTGTTATGTTCCTCAATCTTGTTGCGTAGTGCCTTCTCAACCTTTGCACTAAATACTATCTTCTTTCCACCCGCGGCTGAGCCTGGCGCGTTTTTTCTTGAGCCGTAGATGCGGTCCTTCTTAGGTGCTCTGCGTGACGCGGCAAATTCCTTCGCGGCTGCCGAGTCCTTTGGCACACAGTTTGGGACCATCTTTCCGTTCTTTTCCTTCATGCCAACCTGAACGTATCCGTCCCAGCATGAACCTTGGGCAGCGGCGGTAACCGGACCAAGTGCATCAAGGCGAGCCTCGCACATACAGGTTATCGGACAAGGACACTCTTCTGAAGGACAGTTTTCACAGGCACAGCCGAGCTCGTCACAGAACGGGCAATCATACTCGCCTTCAACAATTACTTCACCCGCAGGAGCGTCTTCTAAATCATCATAGTTGTCTGACACAGGAGATTCATCAACAACACTAATAGTGGGTGTAACAGATACCTCATCCTTTAGGCGTGAGTAGAGCTCAGCCATCTTAAGAAGAATATCCGCTGCCTCCTGTGAGGTTGGGTCCTTGTGACTATCGTTATGCACCTGGTGTCTGCTCCTGTTCCTGGGTAGGTTCATCAATTTCATCAGAAGGAGGAGTAACTCCCGCCGCCTCATCAAGCGCCTGTTGAATCTCAGGTGGTATCGGCGCAGGTGATCCTGCGTTTTGAACCTCGCGGATCTTGTTCATGAACTCCGGAGAGATCGCGTTTATCATCGCCTCGGTGAGCTCAGGAGATAGAGATCCCTTCTCAACTAGAAGACGAATTGCAAGCTCCTTGGCGTCAGGGGCATCTGCGGCGGAGAAGCCGTGTGCGCGTCTCCATGCCTCCATCGACACCGCCATCCGGTCATATCCGGAGTCCGCGTCTGACGCGCGGTCATTTCTTGTTGCAACCTGTGATGGGTCATACCAAACACAGATCTTCTTTACGTCCTCCTCGGTAAAGCCTGACGCGATAAGCGCTGGTCGTAGGTACACAACCGTGATCGCGTCGGCGATCAAGAGCATCAACGGCTCGATGTGCGCCTTGTACAGAGCCTCGTCGATCTGAAGCGCGTTTGAGTACTTAACGTTTGCTAGTCCTGTGACGATGTCCTTAGGAACGTCAAGTCCCTGAAGGATACGCTCGAGCACTCGGTCAGCGCGTTGGGCAAGCGCTGGGTCAAACGAGCGCTCAAACTTAAACTGCTTAATCTTGTCGCCAAGCTCCGCAGGTCCGCGGATGATAAGTGGCACGACCGCACTTGCGGAGTCCTCGTCGCGGATCGGAGTTGTCATCGCGTCGATGAGCTGATCCTCAAACTCGTCCTCGGCCTCCTCGACCGTTACACC